ATCGAAGAAGAGTATCCAAAATGGAAAAATAAAGCTTGTAGAGAGTTTTTTGAATATTCGGGTACTGAATTTCAAAAGGTTAAGAAAAACTCTCAAAACAAAGTAAAATCGGCTATCAAAAATGGAATAGCAATGACAGTCAGCAATATTTTTTCGAGATTGAAAGATACTGATGCTCAAACTTCTAAAAAAGATATGCTGAACAGGTCCAATAAGAACCTGAACAAAGGTATCAAGGATACTCAAGGTGAAATCAAAAACCTTTGCAACATTTCAAGAAAGTGCACCAACAAGCAGTTTATAAAGGCGTGTGATGAAGCATACTCTAAAATTGTTGCAGGAAACAATGCTGACAAGGCCATTGAATCATCAATCAGAAAGCTTTCTCAAAAAGGTATTGAAGTGGTTGGTTATACTGATCATACAACTTCAATGGATGCTGCAGTTAAAAGAGCAGTTACAAGTGGTGTCAATCAAACGTCTTTGAAGTTTAAAATGGATAACTGCAAAGAATTGGGCATCAACATTGTAAAGACTTCAAGTCATGGCGGTGCTCGACCATCCCATCAGGAATGGCAAGGTAAGTTGTTTTATCTTCATACTCCTGTAAAAGGTCTACAGAACTTTAAAAAGGCAACGGGATATGGCCGTGTTGATGGTCTAGCTGGAGCAAACTGTAGGCATTCTTTTTATGAGGTTACTGATTATGAGTATAAGAACAATCTAGTCGATACCGAAGAATTTGACAAGAACAGGAATGATGATCAATATGAGCTGGAACAAAAACAACGCTATTATGAACGTCAGATACGTTCTTGGAAGAAAAGAAAGAATATTCTTGATGAATGTGGTGTAGATTCCACCAAAGAAGCCAAAAAGATTAGAGAATGGCAAGATAAGCGTTCTCAATTTATTAAAGAAAGCAATATCCAATTCAAGAAAGAACATGGTATTGATAACGTTCTTAAAAAGGCTTATCCAAGAGAGAAAGTATTTAACAATAGCAAGTTATCAAACAAAAAAGGCAGTAAATTATACCATGACGACGAATGGCTACCATTCAATTTTAAACCTAAAAAGGAAGATAAACCAAAAATTGAAATGATTACCAATTCAGATGAATTTGTTGAAAAAATGATGAAAAAAGTGACCATTGAAAGCGATAATGATGATTTTAAAGAAGGAATAAAAAAAGAAATTAAAATCATGCATGAAGAAGCTACAAAATTCTTGACAAATAAGAAAATTCCTATTAAACAATCAGATACAGAAACAGCATATGATAGTAGCGTGAATACTATCTTTGTAGCTCAAAAACATTTAAAGCCTGGTACCTTAGCGCATGAAGTAGGTCATGCTTTGGTTGATAAAAACAATTTATATGAAAATGAAGAATTGGCAATAATCATGAAAAATGTTATTGCTAACGCTAAATATGTAGTTAAAAAGAAAGATGATGAATACTTCATCTATTTACATTCAGATAAATTTGTTCGTAATTATCAGGGTAAAACATATATAAATGTTACAAAAAAATACAAGAATCTAAAAAAAGGTGAACATTTAAAAATTGGTGCTTTTGATTATAGAAAATTAGAAGAATATGTCAGTGTTGGCTATGAAACTTTTGTAAGCAATCCTCAATTGTTATATGATAAAGATAAAGAATTGTATGATTTCTTTAAGAAAGGTGGATTGTTCAATGAGGTCACAAAAGGAAAAAAATAAGGAAATAGAAATTGAAATTGAAGGTAATCTCGAAGATTTATTGACTGAAGAAGAATTAAAACAGCTTGAGGAAGATGAATATTTAGATGGAGGACCAGGATACATTCCTACCTGGTCAAGTTGCTATAAACCAAAAGAAAAGAAATAACATATTAAAACAAGAGAGGGATGAAATAAAATGTCTGCAATTATAAAGTATCCAGAAGAAATTAAAAAATGCATGGATATCTATGAACCTTATAGCATTCAGATTTATCAAGGGAAATTAGAAGGTGTCCCTCAAGAAGCAATTGATGCGTACAATAAAGTAAAAAAATGGTTTTGGGAACAAAAACAGTAAAAATAAGTCAACGAAAGTTGGCTTTTTCTTTTGCTCAAAATCAGGAGATTTGATATGAAAACTTTAATAAAAGTATTATTCGTTCTTTTAATCGCTTTAAAGCTTATTGATCTATTCATTTGTGGGTTATGGAAAATTATTATCTCACTTTTTATTTTCAGTTTAATTATGGTTATTGCTTTTGTTTTAGAAATATTTTAGTAAAAAAGGAGAAAAAAATGGGTTCAGATGAATTTTTAGATTTATGTAAAAAAACAGTTAGAGAGTACACAGAAGAACATCTTGATAAAACGTATGGCAAAGTTGATTTTGATGTCTATGCTGTTTGGAGTTGCAAAGCATTGCAAAATAGTAAAGCTTTAGCATCAACATCTCTTCCAGATGGAATGTACTTCGAATGTACGTATAACGGAGATAAGAAAGAACTTTATTTAGATGCTTATAAGAAATTTGAAAATAAATGTATTAAGTTAGGAGGAGAAAACAATGAAATTTAAAAGAGCTTTTGAATTAATGAAAAATGGAGCAAAAATTAAGCTCCCTTCATGGGGTGGTTATTGGTATTGGGATGATGAAAAGAAAACAGTAATCATGCATACAAAAGATGGAAAAGAAATGGATATTAGAGAAACTGAAAGAGTTATTTATACGTTATCTAATATTCTTGATGATAGATGGATTCTTGCTGATGAAGAAAATTGTCCTGAATTAGGTGGAGAAGCTACTTTTAGTTTTGATGAAGCTATCAAATATCTAAAAAGAGGAATGAAGCTTGCTAGAAAAGGTTGGAACGGTAAAGGAATTTTTATTCATTTATGTGAAACAGATGCAACAACAAATCCTTTTGTTTGTATAGATTCATCTAATTTACAAACTGATAATCTAGATGCAAAGAAAAATATTGTACCTTGGGCACCATCACAAACAGATATGTTAGCGGATGACTGGGTATTTTTTGAATAGGAGGATGTTATAAATGAAACTATTCATTAGTCAACCAATGGCAGGAAAAACGGATAAAGAAATCCTAGATGAAAGAGAAAGGGTGCTATGCAATGTAAAAGAATTATTTCCTGATAAAGAAATTGAAGTGATTGATTCGTTCTTTGAAGGTGCACCTAAAACGCCTCTTTGGTGTTTGGGGGAAAGCATCAAGCTATTAGGTCAAGCTGACATTGCTTATTTCTGCAAGGATTGGGAAAAGTATCGAGGATGCTGTATCGAACATGAATGTTGTGTTAGATACTCAATTAAACATGTAGAAGAGTAGGAACGAAAAATTCTAACGGGCGCAATTTTGCGCTGGTTAATATTCCTTCATAATTACGAATCTTTTTCAATAAGTTTTTATGTTTGATTTCAATTATGGTTAGCGCTATTGAAATAATATAAAAAGATATGAAATGATATAAAAAATAAAAAAGCTCCTACTCATTTGAGAGGAAGCTAAAGTGCATATCATCTATTACAAAATTATCATATTTTAAAGTATCAGTAGTATATTTATCAATTAATGATTTAACAACAATTTCGTAAGTATCTGCATCAATTGTTTTATCGTCATAAATAGCTTTTACTTTTGACCATTTTGTTAAAAATTCATTTAATATAGGATTTTTGACTATTAAAGACATATCGTATTCATCTTGAGAGTAATGATACTCTTCTATGTCAATATGAATAGATTTACAGATATTTACTATTAAATTGAAAATATCAGAATATGATGAGAAATCTTTTGTTTTATGAATATCAGAAAGCCCGCAAAGCCAATCTATAGAAATATTGCATTTTATTGCGATATTGTACAAAGTATCAATATTGGGTGTTTTTGATCCATTTTCATATGAAGAAAGTGTAGTTTGAGCTACGTTTATTAAATCTCCAAATTGGCTTTGTGTTAAATTCATAGACTCTCTAAGTTCTTTTAATCTTTTTGCTAGTATTTGTTCGTTCATATTTACCACCTTTTTATTATATTATAAATAGTTTTTAATAAAAATAAATACAAGTTAATAAAAAGTATTAAATATTATTGACTAATTATATTTATAATTGTAAGATAATAAATGTAAATGAAAGGAGGGATAGATATGAAAAACTTAATACTTAAAATCGATGAAGAGTTACATAAGCAAATAAAAATTCGTGCAACCGAAAATGGTCAAACCATAAAAGGTTATATAACCACATTGATAAAAAGAGATTTAGGTATAAAAAAATAGAGAGTTGTCCGCTAAAACAATACTCTCTATTAAACCTTCTAGGCAAATGCATTTTAACATTATTTGCCTAGAAATTCAATTAAAAAGAAAGAGGTAAAAGTTATGTTAGAAGAATTAGACAGTTTGTTAGACGCTCTCATGAATATTGATGATAAGCTAAATGAATTACAAAGAATTAATTCAATGGTTATCGTTACATGTGATGCATGTGAAAACGGGAATGATATTAAATATGATGTTGCAAATGTCATGGTATTTATTCAAGAACAAATTGATTCCTTAGATGATGATATTAGATCAAATGTTTCAAAGTGCAATGCTTTAACAAGAAACATTCAAGAAACAATTAAAAAAGGAGATTGTCAATATGAACGAACTACAAATATTTAACAATGAAGAATTTGGAAATGTAAGAAGCTTGATGATTGACAATGAACCTTGGTTTGTTGGTAAAGATGTTGCTGAAGCACTTGGATACAAAAATGTAAGAGATTCTCTTGCAAGACATATTGATTCTGATGATAAAAGAGATGGGGTCGTGATTCACGACTCCATGGGTAGAGAACAAAAACCAATTATAATTAATGAATCAGGGTTGTATTCATTAATCTTATCAAGTAAGTTAGAATCCGCAAAAAAATTCAAACATTGGGTAACAAGTGAAGTTCTTCCAACTTTGAGAAAGACTGGTTCATATGCTAAAGTACCAACTGACCCAAGAGAATTGCTTATGTTGACAATTAAAGCCCATGAACAAACAGCTCAAAGAGTTGATGTTCTCGAAGAAAAGGTATCTGATTTAGAAAAATCAACAACGATTGACAGTTCACAACAATATACACTTGAAAGAATTGCTAAAACAACTGTAATTAGTGCACTAGGCGGTATCGATTCAAGAGCTTACCGATTAATGAGCAGAAAGCTTTTCAGCAACATCTGGAGAGACTATAAAAAGTATTTCAAATTATGCTCATATCGAGATACCCTAAAGACTGATTATGAAAATGCTAAAAATTATTTGGAATCATGGTCTCCTGAAGTCAATATAAGTTTGAAAATCAAAGAATACAATAGTCAATTATCAATGGTATTAGATTAAAAATTAAATATGAATATAAAGCGAGTTCAAAAGACTCGCTTTTTCTATACGCAATTTTAGAAGAAAGGAGAATGCCAATGTTAAATGCATTATTAATTATTTTTGTTATAGCAAAAATATTAGGCTTTATAACTTGGTCGTGGTGGATTGTATTGAGTCCGTTATTGATTCAAATATTAATCGGTTTATTAAGTTTAGTATTTTTATGGTGTAGCTAATTTTAGAATTAAGAATCTTTTAAAGAAGCTTAAAAAGGAACTTTAAAGAAAGGAGGTGTTTTTCAATGGCTGAAGGATTAAGACCACATCACCACCAAGAATTTGAATATCGTACTGAACAATATTTTGATAAAAAGAGAAGTTGTTTAGTTAAGAAGATTCAATACATGTGCATGATTTGCGGTCGCATTCGTTATGAAAAATACGATTGCTACGTACCGCCACCTAAAAGCAAAACAAAAGCACTAGAGAGAAATAAAAGGAAATACGGCAATAGAGACTGATATTTCCTTTTTTTGTACCCAAAAACTGAAAACAACATAGCAACACATGAATAAAACAAAAATTTTGAGGTGGGCAACTCGTAAAACTGCAACCGCACAGGCTGATGCAACCAGCGTACTAAAGCGTAGTGAATGAAAGGATCTTATGAAAAGAGAATTTTTAAAGAATTTAGGATTAACAGATGAACAAGTTAATCAAATCATGACTGAAAACGGTAATGACATTGAAAAATACCGCAAGGAAGTCGAATCGAAAACAAAAGAGCTAGAAACATTGAACACAAAATATGAATCAGCTCAAAACTCTTTGAATGATGCGAATAAGCAAATCAAATCATACAAGGACATGGATATTGAAGGTATCAAAAATTCCGCTGCTGAATGGGAAAAGAAATATAAAGATGAAACTGCAGAGTTGAACAACAAATTGACTCAACAAGAAAGAGACTTTGCTACTAACTCATACTTTGCAGGAATGAACTTTACTTCTGAAAGTGCCAAACGTGGAATTATTTCTCAATTCAAGGAACAAAATTTTGAATTAAAAGACGGCAAATTCATTGGAGCGGATGAATATATCAAAGGTTTAAAAGAATCGGATGCAGGAGCATTCGTTGTTGAAAAAACTAAAGATGAACCTTCATTACCAACATTTACAAAAGGTACTGCTTCTAAAGGAGCACCAGGTGGAGAAAACAATGCAAATGCATTCGGTTTCCATTTTGCAGGTGTTAGAGCAATGCCAAAAGAATAACAGATCAGGAGGAAATTAAATATGGCAGCAGTAAACTATGCACATGCATATCAACAAGCGTTAGAACAAGCTTGGCCTTATGCGCTTTATTTCGGAGATTTATTCAATACTCCAAATAACCAAAAATATAGATGGGTCAATGCAAGAACAATTGAAATCCCAACATTAGAAACTACAGGACGTGTAGATTCAACAAGAGATACAATTGCCAATGCAACTAGAAACTACAATAACGCATGGACACCATTAACTTTAACCAATGAAAGAAAATGGTCTACTTTGGTACACCCAAAAGATATTGATCAAACAAATATGGTTGCTTCAATCGGTAATATTACTGAAACATTCAACCAAGAACAAAAATTCCCTGAAATGGACGTATATTGTGTTTCTAAAATCTATGCTGAATATCAAGAATTAGGTCAAACACCTATTACTGATGAAATCACAGCAGCAAATATCTTAGAATATTTTGATAAAATGATGATCAACATGGCTGAAGCACGTGTTCCATCTACAGGAAGAATCTTATATATCACACCAGTTTACAATGCAATGTTAAAACAAGCTGAAAAATTAGCTAGAACTGTAATCATTGGTGATGCTGAAAATAAATTAAACAGAACTATCGCTAACTTAGACTTGGTTAAAATCGTTGAAGTTCCATCAGAATTAATGAAAACTGTATATGACTTCACACAAGGGTATAAACCTGCAGTTTCTGCAAAACAAATCAAAATGTTCATGGTGCATCCATTAGCAGTCATTACACCAATCAACTATGAATTTGCTAAATTGGATGAACCATCTGCAATGTCTGAAGGAAAATGGGTCTACTATGAAGAATCACATGAAGATGTATTTGTTTTAAAGAAAAAAGTAAATTCAATTCAATTTGCAGTTGAAAAATAATAAAGAGGAGGATGATCTATGTCACAAGTAAGAAAAGGAAATAGAATCCTTACAATCGAGCCACATAGAGTTGATGACTATGTTGCTCGTGGTTATGATCATATTGATGAAGAATCTGGTGAAGTCATTAAAAAAGGTGACCCAGTTTCTTTAGCGGATTTTAAAAGAGAATATTCATCTTTAAAAGCACAAATTAAAGAAAAAGATGCAAGAATCGTTGAATTAGTAGCACAAAACGCTGATTTAACAACAAAAGTTGAAGAATTAGAAGCAAATGCTAAAACTCCAGCAAAAGCATCTAAAGCTAAGAAAGATACAGCAGAAGAATAGTATGAAGGTTTCGTATGAATATTACGTAGATACATTCAAAGGAAAAATATGTCAGCCTGAATTTGAGGACCTTGTTGAACCTGTAATTGATTTAGTCAAGGGTTACGCTGAACAATTCATTGCACCATGGGCATTAGAAAAAAATATCGATTATTACTGTTTGGAGCTCAAACGAGCAGTATGCTATCAAATCGATTATCTTCAAGCAAATGGTGGTTTGAATGCCTTAAATGGTACAAGCGATTTAGATTTACAAAGTGTATCGAAAGACGGATTTAATTATAGCTATGGCGATAGGGGCAACAAATTCAATGGTGTTCCTTTTTCATCCGTTTCAGCTTATATGATTAAAAGTGAATTGAGAAGAAAAGGTCTTATGTGCAGAGTGGCCAAACGATATGATTAGCTCTCCTCGTATTTTAAGACCTTTTACTGTTACTTTGATTCATAAAGTTGATGAAGATACTTTTATTCCATACGTTCTTGAAAACGTTGGATTTGATGAAAACTATGGCATTACACAATCAAACAAGGGGATTTCTGATGCAGACAGTGTTCTTTTAACGATTGATTTGAGTGACTGCGGTGATTTGACATTTGTTGATCAACACAGTTACAAGTCAAAAAAGAATACTTTTACGATTGGAAATGAAGATTATTTTGTCCTGGATGTTGTAAAAGAAACGGACTATGATGAACTGAAAAAGACAACCAATGTCTATTCAATCAATAAATATGCCTGTTATCGCCCACCAGGAACGAAAGAAATCCAGTTCATTGAGGTGTATGCTTCTTGAAGATTTCTATTGATGTTGACTTTTCTCAAGTAATGAAGGATTTAGATGCGACTAAGGAGAAAGCCTATCATACTCTTAAGAATTCTGTAATAAGAGATACTGATCCTTACGTTCCTTTTTCCAATCTACATCATACGCATTTGAGAGAAACACCCGATATTGGTGATAGTGCCAAAGAAAAGAAACAAGTCATTTACGATACTGATTATGCGCAACATGTGTATAAAGGTACAGGGATGAACTTTGACAAGTCACGTCATCCAAAGGCAACTGCCAAATGGTTTGAAAAATCAAAGAAAGCAAACATCAAGAAATGGATTAAAAGTGTAGAGGACGTGTTTAGAAATGGAAAATAAATCAAATAAAAAACTGACATATGAAGAATACAACAGGGTATTGGATTGTATCTATGACTTTTGCAAGAAGTTGGATATTCAAAATGTACAAAAAAACATGTGGAAATTAGATTTCTTTACTTCAAACAAGGATGACCAAATCATGGTTCAAAGAATATCTAATCGTGCTGAAAAAATAAATGAAAATATTATAGGAGGCTATACTGCGGTATTGCCTTTTTATATTAATTTTCAATCAGGAGCTAAAACTGAAAAGAGCGTCAAGAAAATCACGGATGTTCTAGATGATTTAGCAAACCAATTTGAAATGGAAACAATGAATAAATTTGAAAACATTGTTTTTCCTGAAGATATAGTTCCACAGAAATTAGAAATGATTGCCAATCCTGGTGTTGAAACCTATGACAATGGCATTGCTAATTTTTCAGCGCTATATCAATTAACTTACTACAAGAAAGGAGCTTTTGAATAATGGCACAAACATTAAGAAATACTGTAGTAAACCGTCATGAAAACCTACACTACGTCAAATTCGATGGTGTATCAAAGCCTGTATTGGCTGGTACTGGTTTAACGGATTGGACTCAAGCTGTAGATCCTTCAACTGATGACGGACAATATATCAATGAAAAGACTTCTCACTCAAATATGATGGCATATACACCATCAGTTTCTTATTCAGGAGAATTGATTCCTAATAATGAATTTGTACGTCATATTTATGAAGTTGGAAAAAAGGAAATCATTGGTTCCATGTTTGATGAATATGAAATTGAAACATGGGCACCTGTTGAAGGTTCAACTGGATGTTTTGCAGCACATCACAGACAATATGAAATTCAACCATCTAATCCTGGTTCTGGTGAAGGTGGAGGAAAAATTGCATTGGAAGGAACTTTTGCTCAAAAAGGTGCTTCCGAACACGGCCAATACAATGTGGCTACTGGTGAATTTACTGCAGGTGAATATGACTACACAACTTGTAAATTTACAGCTGCTTCACCTCAATCAGGTGCGTCATCTGCACCAGTAAGCAAATAGAAATCAAATAGGAAAGGGATTGTTACTATGTTAGAAATCAAGATTCAAGAGAATTTATTCGATGTAAAAATTAAAGATCGTATTTTCAGTATCGATGCTGACAATATCGATAATCATTTGCTGATTGACAAGTTCATCAAAAAATACAGAGGCAATCGTACAATTGACGATACCTTTATTGAAGACTGTCAAGTCGTCATTGATGAATTGCTAGGAAAAGGCTCATATGATTATCTTTTTGAAAAGGATGATTTAAAACCTTACTATGTAATCCTAGCTCTTGCGGAAGAAATTCAAGCCAAGTTTGATGAACATGCTACGACTGAACATCAAAAAGAAAAGCAAGACAGAATCAAAAATGAGCTTGACAGTTTAAACTCACTTACAAAGGAATTTGGAAACCTTCAAAAGCAAATGGATTACACAAAAAACAAATACGGGTTAAAAGATTATGTTAATTCTAGACAAAAGAGATCTTCAAAAAACAATAAGAATAGAAAATCAAGAAATAGAAATAAGAACTGATTTTAGAACATGGATTCAATTCTCTTGTATCGTTTCTGACAAGTATGTTGATGAAAATTATAAAATCCCTATGCTGTTTGATTTGGTGATTCCAAACTATGAATTGTACATGGAAAATGTTGATTCATTGGAATTACTGAAAGGAATTCTTGATTTCTACAAAGGTAATAAACCAGATAAGCCTGAGAAGAAACCTAATAAAAAAGTTGGGTTTCTTTTTGATTATGATATGGACCTCATCTTTGCTGCGTTTATGCAGCAGTATGGCATAAATCTATTGAGAACCAATATGCATTGGTGGGAATTCAAAGCATTACTTAATGGATTGAATGACGACACCAAGTTCGTTCAGGTAGTTGGATATAGAACTGCGGATCTATCGAAAATCAAGGACAAGAAGGAACGTGCAAGAATGAAAGAACTTCAAGATTACTATGCTATTCAAGAACAGGGAGACCCATTCCAAAGAACTCAGGAAGAAATCGAAGCAGAATTATTTGAATCGTTAGGAATTCCAAAAGAATAAATTAAAGGCAGGTGGTATGATGGCAGATGGTAAAGTTGTAATTGATTTAGAAATCAATGATAAAAACGTTGATAAGAAACTCAATACAGCTGATAAAAAAGTAGATAAATTTGCTAAAGATGTATCACAAAAAGAAGCTAAACCTAACGTTGATGCTGATACTAAGAAACTAGAAAAGAAGCTTGATGAAGCATCAAACGAGGTTAAAAGTTTTTCAAAAGAAGCTACTGACAACGCAAAAGTTGAAGGTAGTGCAAAAATGGACACTTCCAATTTTGAAAAGAGTGCCCAGACAGTAAAATCAGAAGCATCTGCGGTTGAAAAAGCTATAGATGTTGATGGTAAAGTTGATGTCGAAGATAAAGCATCATCTATATTAGATAACGTTAAGAAAAAAGCGGATGATTTTTCGAATGAAAATATCAAACCCCCTAAAATAGAACCTCCTGACACCGCTGGTTTTGAAGAAGCACTTCAAGAAATGGAAGACAAAGTCAAATCATTCGGTGCTAAGATTGCAGGATATCTAGCCATAGGAGAAGCAATTAAGCAAGGAACTGAAATTGGAAAAGAAGTCTATGCTGATTTTGAAGATTCAGTTGCACGTGTCAAAGGCGCTCTAGGAGAAACAGATGACCAAGCGAGACAGACTGCACAGGTCATCAAGGATGTTTATGAGGCTGGACTTGGTGAAAGTATGGATAGAGTTGCCGAAGCCGTTGTAAGAATCAAGCGAAATCTTGGTGAAATGGATGACGGAACTCTAAACGCTATTACACAACAAGCAATCATCCTTGAGGATACATTTGATGTAGATATGAATGAAACCCTTCGAGGTGTTAAAGGCTTGATGAAAAACTTTGGTTTAACTGCACAAGAAGCAATGGACTATATTGTCGCAGGAACTCAAGAAGGGTTGGACTGGACTGATGAACTAGGAGATAACATTTCAGAATATTCTGGAAAATTCTCTCAGGCAGGATATTCAGCGAGTGAATATTTTCAATTGCTAAAGAACGGTTCAGAAAGTGGTGCATATAACCTAGATAAGGTAAATGATGCCATCAATGAAGTAACTACTCGTTTAGCTGATGGAACTATTGAGGGTGCTCTAGGTTCATTTTCAAGCGAAACACAAAAGACATTCAAGGCTTGGCAGGATGGAAAGGCCACTCAAAAGGATGTTATCGACAGTATCGTAAGTGACATTACTAAATGTGATGATCAACAGAAAGCATTGACAATGTCAGCTACTGCTTTCGGAACGATGGGAGAAGATGCCAATCTTACATTTGCTAAAGCGTTGAATAGTGTTGGAACTACTTTTGATGATGTTTCAGGAAAAGGACAACAGTTTGCTGATGAAACAACGACTCCAATGCAAGAATTGGAATCAAAAGTTAGAAAGGTCAAAGATCAGTTACAGCCTTTAGGTGATTTGTTTTATGATGTAGCAGGAGTTGCACTTGATAACTTTACACCATTATCAGCTGTTATTCTTACTGTAGCAACAGCACTTGCTACTTACAAAGGAATAGTTCTTCTCACCGAAGGAGTAACCAAGGGATTAGCATTAGCGCAGAAACTATTAAATGGCGAAATGAGGTTGAATCCAATCGGCCTAATTGTAGCAGCTATTGCTGCCTTGGTAGCTGGATTCCTTTATTTATGGAATACAAGCGATGGTTTCAGGTCGTTCTGGATAAATCTATGGAATTCTATAACATCAACATGCGGGCCTGTGATAGATACAATCGTCTCATTCTTTACTGAATCGATACCAGGTGCAATTGACACGCTTGTAGAGACTTTCAGCAATATCGGTCAAACGATTGTTGAATTTTTTTCTGGGCTTGGAGAATCAATTGCATCATTTTTTACTGAAACGATACCGCAAGCATTTGACAGTTTCATTGAAATATTAACAGGATTTATTAGCTCAGCAATCGAATTTTTCAATCAGTTGCCATACAACATTGGCTATGCGATTGGTTCGATAATTGGTTTTATCGTTAGCTTAGGAATTAAATTCGTTGAATTTTTAACGGTTGATGTTCCAAATTTCGTAACAGGTTTTATTTCTTGGATTTCTCAGTTGCCTGGTCAATTTTGGACATACATAACTGATATCATAGGAAAAGTAGCTGAGTTTGCTTTGAATTTGATTTCCAAAGGATATGAAGCAGGGTCAAACTTTGTATCAAGCATCATCAGTTTTGTTACAGGATTACCTGGGCAAATTTGGAACGTATTGTCAAATGCTATTGGAAAGGTTGCTGAATTCGTTGTCAAGATGGGTTCAAAAGGGATTGAAGCAGCCAAATCACTATGGAATGGTATTGTTGATACTCTTGTTGGATTGCCTGGTAAAATGGCAGATATTGGTAAAAATATCGTGGAAGGTATCTGGAACGGTATCAAGAATGCAAAAGACTGGTTGCTTAGCAAGATTGGCGATTTTGCAAATGGTGTTGTAGATGGTATCAAAGGATTCTTTGGCATTCATTCACCTTCAAAAGTCATGAGAGATGCCATTGGTAAATTCTTACCACCAGGTATTGCGGTAGGTTTTGAAGTGGCCATGCCAAAAGCTCAAAAATCCATGAACAAAGAACTTGAAAAAATGACAAGTGACTTGAATGGTATCATGAACTTCAATTTGAATGATATCGAACTGAAAACAAATCTTGATATCGCAAGACAAACAGCATTTGAAAGCAATGTCACAAATGAATTAAAAATTGATTATGATAAGATGGGAAATTCAACTGCTAAAGCAATTAAAAACAGTGGAATGTCTTTCAAAGTAGACAAGCGTGAATTTGCCAGAATTATTTAGAAAGGAGCATTTATGAAAGTATATTATGTCAATTCAAACAATGAGCAAATAGATTTGTTAAGTGCTCCTTATCATATTAAAGAAACTGACTTTTTTAACTTTGAGTGGTCATATGAAACTGAAAATAGAAGAGTCACACGCTTTTATCGTGATGTTGAAACGAAAAAGATAAGTGTAGATATCTTTAGTCAAAATCAAAAAGACTTCTACAGTGCTCTAAATAGACTCGTTGAGATATTCGATGTAGATAACGTAAGCAATGCCAAAGGAAAACTTTTCTATAATGACTACTATATAGAGTGCAATATTTTTAAAAGCCAAAAAGACATGAAGTCATATATTCTTCCATACGCAAAGATAGATTTAACTCTGGTAACTGATTCAACTAAATGGATCAAGGAAGATACCTACCATTTTTACAGCAGTGGTGAAGGAAGAAAAACTGGAACAAAGAAGTATTCCTATAAATATCCTTATGTCTATGGTGCGAGCGAAGGACAAATGACAGTCAGAAATATTGGAGTCGTTGAAAATGATATTTTATTAAGAATATATGGTCCAGCACAAGACCCGGCCATTAAAATAGGAGACAACCTTTATCAAATCAATACGACACTTGAAGCAAATGAAAGACTTGAAATCGATACAATGAAAAAGAAAGCTGTAAAAATCACAGCACACGGTGATGAAATCAATGTTTTTAATGACAGGAACAAAGACAACAGATTGTATATTCCCATCCCACCTGGTACAAATATTGTCGTTTGGAACAATTCTTTTTCATTTGATATCGTTGTCTATGATGCAAGAAGCGAGCCAAAATGGGAGAGTGATGAATGATGATGGAGTTCATCTACACGGATCCTAACGGAATCGAACAAGGACCATTGTTAAACTGTAGCCTAGACTTGGAAATTGGAACATATGACAAAGCCAAGAATGACTTTGAAATAACCGTTTCAACGGACAGCTGGGACCGCAAATTGACATATGACAGCAAGTTTTATTGTGTCGGTACCGAATTTGGTGGGATAGTAAAAAGTATCGAAATAGATACTGAAGCTGAAGAAGTGAAAATAGGGGGCATATGCCCAAGAAAATTGCTAGCAAATGATATTATTCAACCTAAAAAAAGAACTGATGAATACTATGAATTCATAGGTGAAGCAAATGAATGCATTCGAGAATATATCAATTCATCAACTGATTTTTTCAATTATATTGAAAATAAATCTAAATCAGTAAGTTTAAAAAAGAAACTGGCTGATTTTTTTGTTGTTTCACAAGAAGATAGTGGAATAACCATTAATTATCAGGCACGTTATTACAACACGTTGCAGGCATTTGAAACAATGCTAAATGATGCAAATGCCAAACTTAAACTTATTTGGAATAAAGATGGACATATTGAACTTTCAGTTGAGCCTATTATTAATTATTCCGAAAAACTCCAATTCGACAATGATTACAATCTGCAGATTATCGCTAAAAAAGATATAAATCAATGTAATCATTGCATTGGATTAGGCAAAGGCGATTTGCAAGAAAGGCAGGTTGTTCATGTCTTTAAAATCAATGATCAATACTTAGAACTGAGTGAAATTGATGATGACTCTATGATTCCAAGTGAACTGAATACAATGACATATGACTATTCAAATGTTGAAAGCATTCAAGAATTAATAGATGGAACCAAAACAAAATTAAAAGAAGCACAGACTGATAACTCTTTAGAAATTACATTTGATAATTTATCTCCTGAAATTGGTGATATCGTAGGAGCAAAAGAATACATAACAGGTATTTCTATGCAAAAGCCTATTGTACAAAAAATCGTTAAATGTACGTTTGAAAAAGACTACACAGACTGTGACATTGATTACAAGGTAGGTGATTAGATGGCAAGTTCAAGTGATGCAGTTGAGGCAATTACATTGACAGGAAAAGAAGTATCTGCAAGTATCGATGCATATTTGTTTGATGCTCTATATTCAGTTGATGGTATTTTTACAAAAGGTAATCAAATGGAAGCTTCTATTGTCAGCAATAATAAAGTAAGGATTGCTGATGGATTGCTTATAAACCAAGGACATTTTCTTAGAATCAAACCAGGAATGTATTGCGATGTGCCAATTGAAAATGGTACTCAAAACATGAAACGTTGCGATTGTATCGTTGCTCAATTTAAAATTGATGAAAGCGGAGAATCACACGATATTGTTGTCATCCAAGGTACACCTGGAGAACAAGAAACAGTTCCGTCATTAACAAAAGATGATCTTGAAAACGGTGGTGCTTTACGTCAAATTGAATTGTTCAGAGTTCATTTGAATGGAATCAATATTTCAGGTGTCGACAGGATTGCTAGGACAGTCAATTCATTTAGTGATGCAATCTTTTACAAGGGTTAACATATGAGAATTATTGAAATCTATCTGAATGAAAATCAATCACATTCATGTACTAGAAATATCTTCTATGCTGGAAGAAAGTATGATAGCAACAATACAGCTGTCAAATTCACCAACAAAAATCTATTCATTGATGGCTGGAACTTCTACTTGAAAGTAGATATGGACGATGAAGTAACTGAAATACCATTACTTCAAAATCTATTTATCATTGGAGAAAATCTTACTCAAACAGCAGGGGTATTAACCTGTACATTGATTGGCAGAAACAGTGATGATAATTCTACTAAGACATTTGAACCGTTTAGATTGAAAATCGAAGATGTCGAATATGATCAGGATGATAAGGAACAACAACCAATGGATCCAAACATGAAGTTGCTGTATGAACAATTAATTAATTAATTTAAAACAAGAATTACAACAAAAAGAACTTGCGACTCTTCCTGCAGGTGGTAATAAAGACCAAGTATTGCAAAAAGCAAGCAATATCGATTATGACTTTGCATGGAAAGATATGCAGGGAACAGCCACTGAAATGTCTGATGATGAATTAGACAATATGTGGGAAGAAGTATTTGAATAAAAAAATAAATAGAAAGAGAGATATATATTATGAGTTTTGTAAATGATTCAATTTTAAAATCAGCATTAGGAAAAATTAAAGCTTGGGGAGAAGGAAAATTTGTAGCAAAAGAAACTGGTAAAGGTCTATCTACAAATGACTATACAACTGCCGAAAAAACTAAATTGAGCGGTATTGCTACTGGTGCTCAAGCAAACAAAATTGAAACTGTAAAAGTAAATGGTACAGCTTTAACTCCTGATTCATCGAAAGCTGTAAATGTAGATTTATCTGCTTATGCTAAATCAGCTGATATAACAAAAGAAATCGCATCTGCAGTATCAGGAGTAACTCAAATCGATTACTCAGTTGTCGAATCATTACCTTCAACTGGTAAAAAAGGTATTATCTATTTAGTTGCTAACAGTGGAACTGGAACTAATATCTATGATGAATACATCTATATCAATTCGAAATTTGAAAAATTAGGTTCAAGAGAAATGGATCTAAGCTCTTATGCTAAAAAGACTGATATTCCAACAAAAGTATCATCATTAACAAATGATTCAGGATATCAAACTGCAACACAAGTAACTTCAGCTATCAATGCTAAATTAGTAGTAATGACTGATACTGAATTAAATACAATGTGGACTGAAGTATTTGGAGCATAATCAACTAGGAGGTCTTATATATGAAAGATTTCTTTAAAAGAGTTTTGTTTTCAAATGTAAGTGAGCACGCATCTTCAACAACTGTTTCAGCTAATAGCACTAAGTTTCTAACAAGTGATATTTTAAAAACTTTTATGACAAAGTTAAAAGATACGTTTGTTTTGAAGTCACAATTAACATCATTGCAAAAGCGAGTTGGACAGCTTGAAAAGACAGTCAGTGAATTAGAAACTGATTTAAAAGATGCAGTATATTACAAAGAGTAGATTGATTTCTGCTCTTTTTTAAAAGGAGAAAAATATGAAAGATTTTGAAACACGTGAGTGCGTTGTACACACACACACACACACACACACACACAACTTACACAAATTAGAGAAGGTACAACAAAGTGCCTTTTCTCATTCTTTATCTTTAAAAAGATTGGTGGTGACAAGCATTTAGGTTAGTTTTAACCTAGATGTTAACATGCCAAAACTTATTGATAAAGATGAAAATGAATTGCTTAATTTACAAATGTCAACTGATGAGCACTGGACAGGAAAGTACTGGATTGATGGTAAAAAGATTTATGAAAAAATCATTACGTGGACCGGATTGAACGTTGGAGTAAGCACAATCAATCATTCAATCAATAACTTAAACGAGTTTATTGATTATGAAGTCACATGTTCCAATGGAGAAGATTTCTATAGATTTCCTGTTATTTATTATTCTGGTGGTAATAGCGGAACATTCTATTGTACGTATTTTATTATGAACGTAGATAACATTCGCTTTGCTAACAATTACAGTTGGGCAAATTATAAATTTAAAGCAATTATTCGTTACACAAAAAAATAAAGGCACTAATATCTTTTCTTATTTGATTTTTATTAAAAGAATTAAAGAAAGAGAGGATCATACAAATGTCAAAAATTAAAAAATTCGTGGGGGGGGGTACTGTTTACTAGCAATAGTAAAAACAGTATCCTTTTACCTATTATCTCTAAAAAAGGAGGTGCAGTTGAATAGCTGTACTTCTTTAAAGAGAGGTGTTATTTATGGCTAAATTTGTTAATTCTAACGGAGATGAAATCAATACGGATGTCGTTCTTTGGAGTGGTAGTCATTTCGGCTATGGTCACGATTTAACATTAAATGATGATGCTTTGAAATTTAAAGAGTTAATCATAATTAGTGATAATAGCGCAGTTATTGCACCAATTATTGATGGAGAGATCATATATTCTGGTGTTGTTAACAACTGGACTGTTACTAATATGGCTTTTAAATATAATCAGGCATCAAAACTGTTACACATTGATAATTGTAGATGGACAAATTCATCTAACAATCAAGGTACAACTGTTACTAAAGTCATTGGAAGATATTAGTCATAAATAAAAGCTGTTCTCATGATATGGGGAAATTTATTAAAAATGATGGGACTAAAATTCCAGTTGGTACTGTCCTTTTTGATGGTACAACTCAAAGTGATTTTATATTAACTGATGATATTTCTAGTTATGACTATCTAGAAATCTTCTATAGAAGTCATAACTGGGTTAATCCTAAAAGTACAAGAATGTCATTAAAAGCAGGTGCAAGAGTACATTTATCAGATGTACGTGCAGATGAAAATAATATTACAATATATGAGATGACTCTTGTTTTCAGTGGCAAAAACGTTACATTAAGTGGATGTACTAAAGTCGCTGGTGGTGCGTATATAACTGCGGTTGAAGGAACAATATACCAAGTAATAGGATACTGATTGCTAGCAAATAGGAACTTATGTCCCAATTTGTTAATGCAAATGGAAATACATTATTAAATCTTAAGTTTTCTTTAAAAGAACAGGAAACAGGGATGCAATGGATTGATGGTAAAAAAATATATTGCAAAGTAATACTCGTAAATGGGTTTGATAGCAAGGATAAATATGTACAACATAATATATCAGATTTATACAGAGTATTGAGTTGTGATTTATTTATGAAAACGAGTGATGGAACAAACCACATGATACCGCGAGCACATCAAGATGAAGATCATGATGGTATTTCTATTCAAATAACTAAAACAAATTTAATATTGCAAGTTGGACAATCAAATGGTTTTGCTGATGCTACAGGATATGCAATATTGAAATATATAAAAAGCAAATAATTAAAGGACGAAAGTCCTTTTTTTGATGCCCTGGACACGGCTTAAAACTATCTAGAAAGGGTGATTGAATTGAAAATTAAAAAATATGATTTTAATCAATGGTTGAAAGCTGCAGGTATTAGAGCAATCAAAACAGTAGCTCAAACAGCAGTTGCGTTAATTGGAACGTCTACAGTGATGAATGAAGTCAACTGGGCAATGATCATCAGTGCTAGTTGCTTATCGGGTGTGGTTTCTATTCTAACAAGCGTTGCAGGACTTCCAGAGTTGGAAGAAATTGAAAGTGAGTAATTATGTATGAATTTCTAATAAAAACTTATACGATTGTTCTTCCAGTTATTCTTTCGTATATTGTGTGGCTTTTACAAGAACAAAAGAAAAAATCAAAACAAGATGCGATTAAAAGAGATGAAAGAATTAAAAAAGAAAGAGAAATGCGAGAAGCTAACTCAAAAGGTACAATGCTCTTATTAAGAGTGAAATTGATTGAATACCATGAAAAGTATATGAAGAGAGGTTCAATCCCTACATATGCATATGATAATTTCAATGAAATGTATGATGCATATCATGCGCTCGGTGGTAATGGTATGGTTACCAAAATGAAAAATGAGATAGAGCTTCTGCATTTACAAAGCAAAGAGGGTAGTTAGATACTCTCTTTTTATTTAAAAAAAGGAGGTATTAACATATGGGATATGTTATGAAACAAAATTTAGCTCGTAAAGAAAATTATGGTAGTGAACGTAGCACAGCTGATATTAAATGGTTGGTCATTCACTATACTTCAAATGATGGTGATAGCGATGAATCAAATGGAAAATACTTTGCTAGGGAAGTTGTTAAAGCATCTGCTCATTATTTCGTAGATGACAATAGTGTTACTCAATCTGTACCGGACAATTATGCTGCTTATGCAGTTGGTGGTAAATGTCAATCAGCTCACCATCCATATTATGGTACGATTAAAAACGCTAACTCAATTTCTATTGAGATGTGCGATAACCATAAAGATGGTACTGTTCATATTTGCGATGAAACTCTTGCTAATACTTATGCGTTAGCACGTGCATTGATGAAAAAATACAATATTGATATTGATCACGTTGTACGTCATTACGATGTTAATGGTAAATTATGTCCAAATTGTAATAGTTTACTAAACGATAACGTATGGCAAACATTCAAGAATAACATTGTTAATTCTACAACTGGAGCATTAGGTACAGGTACTGTAGTTCCAGCTGCTGCTAAAAATGATAACTTAGACAGTTTGATTGCAAGAGGTCAACAACATTCAATCAACTTTACAGGTCATTCAATTGCAACTGATGGTGCATATGGTCCTAAGACTCAAGCAAATATTGCTAGATGCTTCCAACATGCCATTAATTTGGACTATGGTAAAAACTTAAAAGTTGATGGTGCTTTTGATAAAAACAGTAAATCGGCTTTAGGTAAACACTATGTCAAACGTAAAGAAACTCAATATTTAGTTACTGCGGTTGAAATTGCTCTAATGTGTCGTGGATATGATCCTGATGGTGTTGAATGTCCAGGTAAATTTGGTAGTGGATTAGAAGCTGCAGTTAAACAATTCCAATCTGATAGAGGATTAAAAGTTGATGGAATTGCAGGAAGAAACACTATTTTGAAATTAATGGGTGTTTAGAATGAAAAGATTAAAGATTATCATCATTATATTACTTTTATTGAATATTTGTTTACTTGCCAAAAATACTCAATATCGTTCTCAAATCACAGAAAAAGATAATCAAATTGAGAAATTAAAACAAGAAAATTTGAAATATCAATATCAAATTGAAAAAATGAATGAACAATGGGGAGTGTACAGTAAATAATTAAGTAGTATAATTAAAGTTGTAAAAATTTAATTGTATTATAACTGATCCATACTTTAGTTAAATTATTCGACGTCAAGAAACAATTGAATATTTTACATTAAAAAAAAGCCTACTCAATCAAGAGTAGGTTTTTTTATTTATTCATATTCGTATTCGTTTTCAACGATAACATCTACACGTTTCATAATTGTATCAGCAACGACATCATCTTTTAAGAGCAATTTGAAATCAACTTTTAATTTAAAAAAATCTAGCAAAACGATGTATGCGTAGGCATTAGCATCTATTTCTTCACTTTGAAGATTATACTCTCTTATAGAAAGCTTATCGCTAGTTTTATAATTATCAAAATCAAAGACATGTGTATCGATTTGATATTTATGTCTTAATTCATGCGCGATAGCAAATGCCATATCAACATCACCGTATTCATATTTGGTTTTTAAATACAAAATTGATTTTTCATTTTCATAAGCCAATGTAGCTAGTTGAGTACCTTGATTGAATTTTTTATCATCTGTAACTATACTATCAGGTATAGAGATACATAGGTCCTCACATACTTCTTTGATAAATTCTAATATTCCGTTCATTATTTTTCCTCCTTCAAATTATAAATTTTATTATATAATTCCTCTATAGTTAGATTTAAAGCTTCAGAAATTTTCATTCCATTTTCCACTGATGTGCTTTTAAATTCTGTATTGCCTTTAATAATATCCACCAGAGTTGAGCGAGAAATTCCTGTTTCTCTAACAAGTTGAGCAATTGTTTTATCAGTTAAATCCAATAGTTTCATTATTATCATCCTTTCTAATTGATTTCAATTTTTGCGTAACTATCATCATATGATACGTCACCCCATTCTTCATCCCAGTAAGAACCAGTGTCGTGATCGCTGAATCTGATACATAATTCTTTTAAATCTTCTAGCTCTTCATCATCCATATCGTCATAGTAATCGGCATCGTCAGTTTCATTCATAACCATTTCCATGTTCCTTTGAGTGTATGGAATATATAGATATGTGCTGATTGATTTTCTAGAAGTTTCAATTCTATAATTTTCAAGATTGAAATCTTTAACTAACATATTTATTTTCTTTTCAATATGTCTTAATTTTGATTGAGCATCAGCAAGTTGATCATCATATTTTCTATAGTCATTTATTGCTTTATCAGTATCATCAGGAAGACATTCTTCATAATAAAACAAAAAATTAATTGCATCTTCAACTTCATCTTCATCAAATCTATAATCTCGACCGTATTCTTCACAATCTCCATTTTCTTCAAAATCGATATCTTCATCTTCTGCCGCTTCATCTTTCATTTCGAAGTAGTTTTCAATATCCCAATTTGCAGTAGAAATAATATTTTCAACTGCATTTTTTTTAAAAAAAAGTAAATCTTCAATATAATTATGTTCCATTTTTCTTCACCTCTTTTTTTTAATCTTCTACAGCACTTTCTAATAAATATTGAGCAATTTCATATTGATTGTTGAAAATTGCTTGAACAGCAGTTACTATTTTATCAACGTAAGTACCAGCTTGATTGTAGAAACTTTTTTTATAATAAACATCAGCTAGATCGTAAACAGCAGAGATAACTTCTTTGCTGACATGAATTTTACCTTGTTTGTTACAAGCAAAGACAACGTTTGCTTGTTTTCTTGTGATTCCAATTGATACGTTTCTTCCTTCTTTTAAACATTTATGTACCATTTCATTTGCGAAGTCATGTGCTCTTTGTTCTAGTGTGTTCATTTTCTTTTACCTATGTCCTTTGGACTACCTTTCTTATTACACTTATATTATATAACGGTATACCGTTAAAGTCAATATAAAAATAGCGGTTTATCGTTATTTTTATATTATAGACATCATAAATACGCAAATTCACATGCACATTCAATTAGTTAACAGAAAAAGCAAATGTAATATTATCTATTCTTCAAAAAAATCTACAACTTTATTTTATTAACCAAACAGAAAGACCTACTCATTGATTTGAGTAGGTTCTTTTTTTATATATTATTTGCTTTTTCAATCGTGTCTTGCATTGCTTTTCTGATCACATCTGATTGTTTAATTCCAAGCTTTTTACAAGCTTCTTTGAATTCATCTACAAATTCAGTTTTGTACGATGCTTTTACTTGCTTCATGTTTTCTTTTTGCCATTCTCTCATGTATTTTGCTTGATCAAATTTTTTATTTTTCATAATTATTCCTTTCCTAATAAATAAAAGCCTAAAATCATTAATATCATTCCTAAAAACCAATAAGTTTTAAACAGTGTAAGGATAATACCTAAAAACAGAATTATTATTTTTATTTCTTTTTTCATATTATTTGATATAATTTAGATGAAGAAAGAGAGAAGAAGATTATTTCTTCTTTCTCTTCTTTGAACTCTTTTTGCTGACATATTTTGAACCGATGTAACCAACAATTAGAGTTGCTATGGGTTGGGCGAAGTTATTAAAGATTTCGCTCAATTTTTTTAAATCATCTAAATTCATATCCTTACCTCCTCTCTTTACAAGATTATCATAGCATAATAGTACCATTATGTAAAGGGTAGGAGGCATTTTTATGCATTTTTTAATTTCTCTATCCTTATTGTGTATAGGGATAATAATTACAAAAAAGCGATCAAATTTATTTTTGGCATATTTTTGACACATTTCTAACTTGCTATCTACTGGATAGCTACTGTATGTCTACTGGCGTTTTGGATTTTTTTATTAAAAATTGACTAAAACTGTGACTGATACTCTACTGGATAGCTACTGTATAGCTATCGACATTTCAAAAGAAAAGGCATGGAAAGTCTTACTTGGACACAATAAAGATTTTCATTTATTTTTTTTGGATGAATATTTTTACCAAATTTATCAATCATATTGGAATAGACATTTGGTGTAAATTCAAGTTCAATAACTTCGATTTTCCCTTCACCATACATATAAGTCATATTATTGAGCTTCTTTTCAAATGAGTTTAATTGATAATCATCAAACTTTACATCACTATCTTTAACGATCTCAACATTTTTTACATAGTCTAAACGATATTGAATGCATGTATTTGGATCTTTTGCACCTTGACATAAAAGATAATATTCATTGTGCAAAAATAATTTGAGAGAAAATCTCACAACAGAATAAAGTGCTTGGGAATATTGAAAAGTTCGCTTAAAATCAAGGCTTGCAGACATTTTTCTTCAAGGGAAAGGTATCATAGAATACCGTAAAATATCGTAACAGATTTTTAAAATGGAGTAAAATTGGAGTAAAGATTGAAAGAAAATGGAGTAAATATTTCAAAGATGTAATGAGAAATGGCGTAGGTAGTGGAAACATTATCTGCGTCATTTCTTATTTGTAAAATTAGGGGCAGTTTTATTGAATTTGTGATAAAATAGAAAAAACATCTTGACTCTTTAGTAGCGTAACGGTTTACGATGAAAGATATGTCAATGAAAGCAGTAAAAAGATTGGGGAAAAGTTGTAAAAATCTTTTTAAAATGGATAATGCAAGAGTATTATTATTAGAAATGGCTAAAGATTATTTGAATCATTCTCAGTTGGAAGAAGCCACAGATAAACAGTACGGAAAAGGGGTTACAAAATACATTGGTTCAGCGATATATCGGTATTATGGTGTAGAAAACTTGGAATAAACAGATGTTACCAAAATGGAAACAAAGGAAATACATACTGGTACTTTTATTTTGGGGTCTATCGTTATATGATGTGAATGAAAGAGAGGTATGGAGTATGGCATTAAATGATAACATCAAAAAATTCAGAGAAGAAAAAAATCTCACTCAGCAACAACTGGCAGATAAGTTATATGTTTCAAGGCAGACAGTTTGTCGTTGGGAAAATGGTTCAAGATGTCCAGATTTGATTACGGCAAAAAAACTGGCATTAGAACTAGATGTAAGTATGGATGAACTTATATCAGATGAAGATGTAAATGATATGCAAGTAAATTATGGAATATGGAAATCTGAAAGAATAAAAGACAAGAAGCATTTACAGACACTTCAAAAAAAGATATTAGACTTTATACAAATTGTGGGAGCTGTATTTTTAGCAATCACGATTTTGTTACGAGTGCAATTAGATATGAGAGTACCTGTATGGTGTACAATCATTTGCTTTATTATTGTAGCGGTAGCATTTCTTTGTAATTTCATAGTTTCTAAAAAGTTGAGAGAAATGTAGTGAGGTCAAGGAACAAGGCGTAGCCGATACGCCGTAGGGCAGTCCTTGACGG